ATGTAAGTTTGTAAGACCCATAGTTTCTACGTTTCTTATTTCTTTTATTAAGCTTGCAGCAGATTGATTTGTAAAAATCTGACCTTCTCGATACCATTTTTTTTCGTAAGCAAAGTTTAAAAATTTAATTAACTTTGCAATTATTTCAGGGTCAATTTTATTATCTTGGATGTAAACGTATTTGTCGAATAACATACGTTTGTTATATACGATTGTATTATTTTTGTAAACTAGAGGTTAAATCTACTTATAGGTGTGCCTAAACCAGCATCAGTAAAATATCTTTCTAGCGTTTTGTTCATTGGAAAAGATACACTTGATGTGTCAATACTTTGTAATGCTGCTTTATAGTCCATAATTCTTTGTTGAAAAGAAGCATTATCTGTAAAATTACCTTTTTGTAAAGCTTTGTCTAATCTATTGCAAATTTTAGTAATGTTTTCATCCATTTGTGTTTGATTCTCAAACCAAGCAGTTTTGGCAACATAACCATCTGATGGAGGTGGCATATCTTGATCTTTCATTACCACATTAGATCCAACTATTTCTTCGTCAACAATTTTTTCTTCATGGTTTAAAGATTCATAATCTTCATCAGAAATATCAATAACTAAATTTTTACCAGCCACAGTAGTATCCCAAGTAGGTATAAAGCATTTCATATCAGCCTCTGATTGTCCTATCATTACAAATCCCCCAGTTGGTGTTTTTAGTAATTTTTTAGCCATAATTAAAACGTCTCGTATATCATGCAGAAACCGTCTCTGCCGTCAACATCTGCAGCTGTAGCTGTTGCAGGTAATTTTTTAGGGAAATCGGTTTTAGGATTTAAAGTAAAATCATAAATTGCTTCTGGGTTTGTTCTGAACATAACTACGTCACTGTCAGGACAATTACCTGGAGAGCCATAACCTGGTGAGTAAGCTTGTGGTCCACCACTACCAGCGTTTGCAGTTATTAAAACTGATGGGTCACCAAAAGTTGATGCTTGTCCAGCTTGACCAGGACCTGGGTTTGGAGCAGGCACCATAGTACCGCCAGCACCAATAGTTAAATTTTGTGAGTAAGGTCCAGTAATATCTACAAATTTGATACCAAAACCACCATCTCCACCTGATCTCTGTGAGCCTGATCCGCCACCACCGCCAGCTATATAAACTCCAATTTTAGTAGCGTTAGGTTGAGATTGAAAACTGTAAGTTCCTGCATCCATTTGTTGGAAAGTTAATTGAGTTGTTCCACCACCAGATCCTGAAGATGCAGCGGTAATTCTACCGTCAGCGTCAACAGTTATGTTAGCAGTTGTGTAAGATGCAGCAGTAACGCCAGTAGCTACTAATTGATTAGGTCCAACAGAGTTAGCTGCCATTTTAGAAATTGTAACAGTTGTAGCTGCCATTTTAGCACCTGTTACTTGTAAAGCTGAAATTTTAGCAGTGGTAATTGCATTGTCAGCAATTTTTGCAGTAGTTACGTTTGCGTTTGAAATTTTTGCAGTGGTTACAGCATCATCTGCTATTTGAGCAGCAGCTACTGTTCCACCTAATGTATCTAGTGATACTTCTTTTAAATTTGTTCCGTCTGCATATGCAGCAAAAATAGCTGCTCTGTCTGGAGAGAAACCAGTTCCAGAAGCCGTTTTAATTGTTAAATTAGAAGGGTTAGTTAATCCTGTGCAATCAAAAATATAAAATTTTTCTATTCCATCTGGTATTGTGCAAACTGTGCTAGATGCTATTGAAGCAGTAGCAAATTTGATTACCATGTTTCTCGCGTTTGACAAAGTAGCATTTGTCATTGCAAGTGCTAAAGTTCCACCACTTGATAGTGTTACCTGTTCAAAACCAGCTATGGCTTGTTGTACTAAATTTAAATTGGTGTTAGTTTTATCACCCCATGTACCAGCGTTTTCGCCAGTGACCATTAATTCTAGTTTTAAATCTGTTGAGTATGCTGATGTCATTTTTTATCTATCCTATCAAAACTATGCAGCAAGATCAACCTCTGTCCACGTATTATTTACGCCAGTGTCAATCTCATTCCACGAAGTTATGTTAACTGTGCCTATATTTGTTGTCAACCCTATACCAGTTACAGATGTTCCTGCAGTTCCTACTGCAGTTACTGATCCCACTGATGTTGACGCTGCAGATCCTGTTACTGGATATGCAACAAAATCGATTACTGAGTTTACAGAAGCAGCTAAAGCTTGACCTGTTACAGGTTCAGTAGTTCCTTGTACTAAACTTATTGATCCTAAATTTAAAGATGCAGAAATACCACTTACATCTACTTCTAATATTGGTTCTGGTAAAACTGAATTTACACTTGTATTAAGTGCTTGACCTGTGACTGGTTCAACAGTCGATTGTACTAAACTTTGACTTCCAAGACTTAATGTCATGTCAGGTTCAAAAGCAAAAACAAAAACGCTATTGTCAATTTGAATTGACTCTAAACCTATTGTAGATGTTAATAGACCTGCACCAGTTACTCCAACCGTTACATCTGTAAATACGCTTTGTAACGTACCAATACTTGCAGTCATGGATATACCAGTAACCTCTGTTGAGAAGTTACC